GCGTTGCGCGCGCCGTATTTCTGCAACTGCTCGATGATCACGCGCTCCGAATCGGGGCCGAATCGCCTTTCGATTTGAACCTGCGAGCCGGATGGAATGCGCACAAAGTACGGGCGCGTCATTTCCGGAACGCGGAAGTGATGGTGGAAATTCTGTTTCGTGGTGTTTGCGATGAACAAAGTCATGGACGATCCCCTTAAAGGATCAGGCTCCTTGGCTGGAGCCCGAGCAAAAAAAAGCCCCATTCGGGGCCGCCTGTGTTACCGCCAGTGACGATTACTGGTATTGCAGGTTGAGAATGAACAAGCCCTCGGGGCGAACATTCCAGCCCGAGGACATGCGCAGCTCCTGTACTTCGGTAATGCCGCCGTCCGGCGTCGGTGTCACGATCTTTCGGGGCGCGGCCATGTCGGTGTACAGCAAGTTCACCGCATTGAGGCTGGGTTCCAGATCGGCAAAGACGTTGGTATTGATGCCCGAGATGGACGGCTTCTCGATCTCCGGAATGGTGAGAATTACCGCATCCGTGCCGCCGGCACCCTTGCCTTCGAGCGTATCGTCGTACCAGATTTCTACCGTGTCGCCATTGGTCCTTGCCTGCGCCTCCAGCACTTCGCCAACCGTTGCCGTACCGGCACCTGGGCGCTGGAATGCCACGACCTGCACGATGTCCGCATAGCCCCACTGAAGACCAACACGCTGCGGGCAGAGGATGACCAGCTTGTTGCTGACGGCCTTGTCGGACTGGTACATGGCCTGCTTGATCTGCACGAACTGACCGAGCAACCACTGCGCCATCTCACCGTTGTCGTAGGTCGAAACGGTGTCATTGCCATAACTATCAGGCGGCAAAGTCACCTGCGTGGCACCCGCCGAGTTCATCAAGCCCTCGCCGTTGGCGGCATTGAAGCCATACAGCGCACCGGAGCGCATCTGCTGGAAGATACCCTGGCGGCCGGCCAATTCCTGCGCCTTCGGCAGGGAGACGCCATAGTTACCCGCCGCAGCGGTATCGTGATGGTCATAGATCGCACGCGTGCGGACTAGATAGGTCTGCGTGCTGTAATAGGTGGCGGACAACGTGGCGCTGGGCAATTCGTTGAACGACGCCTGGGAGGCAGCAGCAGCCGAACGAATATCCAGCTTGTTGATATAGACGTACAGGTCATCGCTGCCAATCTTGGTGCGCGGCTTGCCATCGGCAAACGTGGCAAGGAAGCCGGACGGCTGCGCATAAGTGATGATCATTTCCGGCTCGGAAAAGCTCGGAGTAACCTTCGCCTGCGCGGGGAAGTAATTGCTCATGATGTGGGCTCCTTAGATGATGATCTCGGCCACGGCGCCATCTACCCACGACGCAACGCCGCTGCTGTAGCTGACCACCTTGGAGGTGATGTTGACCGAGCGAACCTGCACGCTCGCCGGAAGCTGGATCGCGCCAGCGGTGCCAGACGCAGTGAGTTGCAGAAGCGCCGGATCCCAATACAGCGCTTGACTGGCATCGCCGCTCTCGAGAGTGGCAACGAGGGATGCGAGGCAGGCAACGCGAATCACTGCGCCAGAACCCAGGCGGAAGTAATTGATGGTTTGGCTCTGCGCATACAGCGGTGCCGAATTGCCCGGCACGATCGTGGCGTTGTATCCCTGGTCGTAGACGGTGAAGCCGTTGATATTGGCCTGCGACGTGGCTGCGGAAACGGTGCAGCCAAGACCCTGAGCGCCGTCCGTATCGACAGCGACCGTCACCGCCAAGCCGCCCCAGAAGGGCTGCACGGCACTGGAAGAAACGACACCGGCCTCCAAGCGCTGACGCGTGGACGGATTGGACTTGAACGAACCCGCGTAGAAGCCCTGCGTAGAAAGAGCGAAATTGCCGGTCGGAGCCGTGGTCTTGGCGGGGTTGAAGGAAATGCTCATGGATTAGGCTCCCTTATGCTGACGGTTGATGCGAGCGATCTGTCCGCCACTCATGAACGGTGCCCACGTTGCGAGGGGATCGCCGGAATATTCATAGATGGGGCGACCGGCAATATCGATGGTCTTGTGCTCCATCAGACGACCAGTCGTTTCGGCGGCCGTGGTGCGCGCCGCTGCTTGCGCGTCGGCGTAAATCTGCCCCTCGATCACGTCAAAGGTCTGCGCATCAAGGCCATCAATCTTCACGTCCTTGACCTTCGGGCTATGCTTTTGGAATTTCTGAGCCAGCGCTTTGCGATAAGCGATCGGGCTTTCGCCATGAAGCGGAGGACGCACGGAATCGCCAAACATGCTTGCAACGGAATCAGCGCGAGCCTGAGCCCTCGCAAGGCCTTCGCGGTCTTCGGCAGACAGCGGCTTCGTCACGGCGCCCAGCTGCGCGGTTACGGATGCGAGCTTGGCCTCAAGATCAGCGATCTTCTGTCCCTGCGCATCGGCTCGTTCTTCGGCCTTGCGCTCCTTTTCGCCGTCTTTCTCGGCTTCCTTCACGGCCTCTGCCGCCTTGTGCTCTTCCTTCTCCTCGGACTTGCCCTCTTTCTCGGCCTCAGAATCCTTGCGCGCGTCCTTGTGCTCTTCGCGTTCCTTATGCTCCTCGGCGCCCTTCTTGGCCGCTTCCTCACGTTCGCGCTCGGATTCGGAGTCCTTCTTCTCCTCGCCCTTATGCTCAAACGAGTCGAAACGGGCATGCAGTTCATCACAACGCTTCATCAGCGCATCAGCCCATGCGGGCACACTCTCTTCTTTAGGATCCACAGCGGAATCTCCTTCGATGTTGACACCAGATGGTTCCCCGCCCTTGTCCCACACGCCCTCTTCGCAGATGGCGAGGTGATCCAGGTAGGAGGGTTTGCCTTCAATCAAAACCGTCGAGCCGTCTTCAAGCTGGACGGTCTCAGTCGAACCGGCGTCACGAAACACCACCGCCGGGCTTGTTGATGCGTGCGACGTGCGCATGGCAACGGCCGCATCGTCATCGAACACCTTGGCGATGCCCCAAACTTCATCGCCTTTGATATAGGGGAGGATTACCGTACCTATCGCGCGATCACGGTATTCCTCGGTATCAAGAATGGCCTGTTCCTTCGGATGCTCGAAGATCAAAGGGAGGCCATTGCAACGCTGCAAGAACTCCTCAGTCAGGAAGTTCTCTGGTGGACGGTAAACGAATTCATCGAGCTGACTACGATAGGCCGTGCCAGTGCCAGTAATGCGTACCTCGAACAGCCAGACGTTCTCGTAGCGCTGGGGGCTGGATAGCCTTCCATCGCGAATCGCTTTAGCGATATCCAGTTCGGTCAGACCATCGGCAATAGCACGACGAAGAGCTGCGGAAAGAATGGTCTCGCCATTCCCATCCGCCCTTTCTCCAACAAACTCCTCGCCAACTTTTTGCGATATCCCAAGGCGCGACTTCCCCTCCGCCGCGGCGTACATGGCGCGGCGTTGTTTCTCACTGACAGGAGGCATGCGCTAGGCCGTCTTGATCCGGGTGGCTTCCAATGCCTCGCGCCCCTTGGCGGTAAGCATGGATTCGGGCAACTGGCGTAGCGAGGTCAGATAGACGAAGTAGCACTCGCAGAAGGGCTCCTCTGCCGGCGCTGTGATCTGATCCGTATAGCCCGCTTCATCTGGCTTCACATAGCCCTTTTCCTGCGCCCATGACCCACGGATCAGATAAAACTTCTGATCGCGTTCCTTATGGTCCGGGCGATAGTCATAGCCGGGGCGCTTCCAATGCGAGCGCCACACGGCGGCAATGGCACCAGTTTGCTGGGCAATGACCGCATCGACCGAAGACATCAGTTTATGGCCCTGATCGATCACCACCCTCCGCTCCACATAATCTAGCTGGCGAAGGGATTTCAAAATGTCCTGCTTCGTCTCACCCTTTGCGACCACGCTAGAGCCACCAGCCGGAACCGATGAAGCCCATCCAGCAAAACGGCGAAGGGTTTTCTCCGTCGCCTCATCGCGGTTGAGCTTGATCAGGTCTGCGCTAGCCAAAATGCGGCGGGATAACTCGGAGCGAAGCTGAGGCTTGATGCGATCAATGGTGTAACGCCGAACGCCAGGATGATTACGACGCGTGGTCCGATAGGAAAGCCGTCGCTGGAAATATGTGTCCAATGCCGCCTTAAGCCGATCCTGCATCAAATCCTTACTCGGCTGATCCTGACGAACGATGGCGCGAAGTCGCTGCATCCATTCGGACAGACGCTCGGGCCGGTCATAGCCGTATTCGCTAAATTCGGCGATGGCCTTCTGCAATGCCTCTCGCAGCGTCATCGTCATAGGTGTGACGACTCTACTTCGGGCCTTGGCTCGTCCATCATCTGTGCCGGTTCATAAGAAGAGATAGCCTCTTCATCCAGATAGAGAGGCGTTCCCTTGAAGGTTTCGCGACTGTTGAAGACGTCTGCCACCCAACCAGCAAGGCGCGCCACTTCTTCCTGCGGCATTTTGGGAGAGAGAACCTCGAACAGCGACACTGCTGCCTTGGTCACGACATCATCCGTCTTGACCTTCTCGCTATCCGGCTCTTCAAGAAGGTTCTGCCAACTGGCTTTGAAGGCATTTTTCCAGGAGTAAAACGCCTCATCATAGGATTTCGAGCCATACTCCTCTGGAAACTCCGATTGAATGGATTTGTACCATTCTGGATTCCATGCCCGACGCATGACGAAATCGTCAAAGAAGCTGTACAGCGGCTCAACTTCGGCGCGTATCCAGTCGATATAGCCCGCCACCTTCTTGGCGTCCTCCGTACCCTCGCCAAAGCCTTCAGCAAAAGTTTCCTGATTCAGCAGGACGGCGGGCATGTCCGCCGCCGTCGCAATGTTCTTCAGGATATTATTGCGAGCGAATGAGGCGGCACCTTCGAGATTCTGAAAATTGAGGGATGCAACATCCTCTTGGGTGCCGATCGACAAGACATTACCGGTCTTCGCGCCCTTCAAATGTTCACGCTTCAAGGCGTAGAAGGCCTGGGCGACCCGATCGATGATCGACCCTGGCGAATCCAGCTTCATGACCAGCAGGCCAGCCTTTTCGGTCACCGCTTGATCCGTGATCATCGATTGGATGAATGATTTCAGCGGGAACAGCGCACGCTGATAGACCGAGCGCCCCACGAAGCCGTATGCCGAGTTCGTCCACTCGATATAGACCGGCTGCTCATTGAGCATGACGCAGGCCCGGCTGGGGTGATAAGGCTTGCCCGCAATCGAAATATCACCAGGTTTCAAGAAGCCCGGTTTATTCGGATCCTGCTCCAACACCAAGGAGCCGGCCGTGTTGAGCGGATCCACGACATTGAATGTTAGGTCGAGCTCATGAAGCTTATCTAAGGGGATTGGCTCATTCGGTTCTATGCCCTCCGCAATGGCTACGCAGGACGCGATGCCATAGACGCGAGAGAGGGCATGGGTGTTTCGGATATATCGGTCCGCCCCCAGTGCCTTCCATTCACGCTCAAACGCCTCAACGAGCCTTTCCTCCGGGCCACCCTCTACGGTCAACTTGCGGGGCTTGGTCTGCGCCATCTTGATGGGCGCTTCCGCCATCTTGGCCCCAAGCGGGTGATACACATAGATGGTCTTGCAGACTTCATAGCTCGGCGCCGAACCCGGGACAATATCGTCCGACGTCAGCATGCGCATGAGCTGCGTAGATAGACCACTGGACAGGCCAACGGCGGCCCATCCGTTGTCTCCGTCAAATTCGCTCATGAGTTAAAAGCCGTCCGAATTACCGAGGGCGATAGCAACGCCGTATGTAAAGGTGTCAAGCAGGTCGCGGGGGCCGTCTTTCTGTCCTATGCGGAATCCGCATACCTGACTTAGAAAATGGTTTCGCGACTGGTTTTTATAGATAACGGTCTTTTCATATGCATAGCGGCTCAACTTCACCTTGCCGCCATACACATGAGGAGAGGCGTTCAGTGCTCGCCCCTCTTTGCCCATGGCTGTCAACGCACCTGCAATCGCATTTGCCGCTAAGCCCTTTTTCTTGGCCTGTTGCAAGAGGACGATGCCACTCGCTTTATCTTCGATCCATGCGCCAAAACTTCCCTTTCGGGCTGATGTTTGGCGGGCCAAATATTCAAGATGGTTAAAGACGCCAGGAAGCCATGCTTCTAATGAAGCTCCCTCGATCTGCAATACATCCCAATCGAGAATGATGAGCGGCGTGCCATAAAACGTGTTTCGTGCGTAATACGTGACAGCTGTGCCATCGTGCTGGGCGCCATCCTTTAGGGCCGTATCGATCACCGCGAATACTTGATCACATCGGGACGGCCACTCCACAGGCGCTCCATCCTGCAAGAGGATGGCTTCCGTAAAGAAGCTATCGCCGGCACTAGCATCCCAATCGCCATCGAGCCATGCGCGCACCAACCATGGCGGCCCTGATGACTTTAAGCGATCGATATAGCCGGGATCGTTCTCCGTGAGCTTCTTGTTGTCCGTCAACTTTGACGGGATGAAGACACGATGGACTCGCCGCTCCGCATCAAAGAAAGGGGTCATAGGGCTGGCCGGGAGCACATAACGCTCCTTCAGCCATTGATGACCTACACCACCGGGATTCGCTGTTGAGCGCATCACACATGGAATGCCATGCGCGGATCGCAGCGTTGCCCTTAATTTATCGATAGGTGCGGGGTCGGGGAAAATACCGACCTCGTCAAAACCGATCCATGTGTACTGGTGGCCTTGATAGTTGTCAGCATCCTCATCCCGCTCCAGCCATCGCAATTTAAGACGCGATCCGCAAGGGAATATCCATGTCTTGATGCCCGCCAGCCACGTTGCACCAAGTGGCGGAAATAATTCCTTGCTCCGCTGAATAATTTCTTCGAGCTGAGGCGTGGTGCGTCGAAAGATCACTCCTCGCGCATACCCGCGACTCCTGCTTGCGTGAGCTATCCAATCGCCCAGAAGGGCATCGGACTTACCTCCTCCGCGAGCACCTCCAAAGAGGATGTCCTCAACGGGGCATGTCAGAAGCCATGTCTGTGGCCCCGCCTGGGGCGCCCAGACTATTCCTCCGCTTGGATTTGGGATGAACTCCGAACTTGCTGAGTCCATGCTCCCATATCCTTTGCCTGCTCCGGCACCACCGCGTAACCAGGTATCCGTAGCGAACCATCACTATTGGTTAGGTCCGTCGATTGTTGCGGCTGACCAAAACCGCGATTCAACAGCTCGCGCGCCGCGGCGACCTGAGCAGCAGGAGGAAAACTCTCCGTCTCCATGATCTGCGCGAGACGAATAATGGCGCGCTCTCCGTATTCTTGCGCAAGCTCCTTGATATCTCGCGTCACTTTGTTGGGCACGCCGGGCTTGCGCCCCGCCCCTTCTCGCTTACCACCACGCATAATTTGAATACTTTTGATTCTTTTTCGGAATCAACCCTTCCACCTTCGCCATTCGATCCAGCCAATTAGGCCGAACGCGGCGAGCACCACCGCACCCCAACACCCTGCATAGAGGCATTGGAGTGCGGTGTACATAATTCATGCCTTGAGAGCCGCAATCACCCTGTCGATGCTGTGATCAGCCGGGTTATCGAATGGAAAAGTGGGCTTACCAATCTGTGTCAGCGGGCCCGGTAGAGTCATGCCCGGAGGCACTTGTGTTACCACGTCATGGCCGTTACGGCAGGCGTAGAACGACACATCCTGCGCCTTGAGC